ATCATTGCGAAACTTATCAAACAATTCTTTCGTATGCTTGAAGTGAATGTTTGCACGTTTTGACACACCATACCAACCATCTGCGGCAACGCCTGATAGAACGTGTTTCTCTTTAATATGTGGATAGACATAGAGAAATGGAAAAGTGCATTCTACATGTGTTTTCTTCTTACAGTCATAGTAACGCATCAAACGCAAGAAATCATCTTTCACGTTATTGACAGGAACATCAATCTCGTGGTGATTCCAACCAAATATTTCAGCCGCTTCTTTCGCCGCTAAACTATCTGGCGTTTCTTTACCATCAACATACATCGTGTATGTGTGTACGTTCTTGCCTAAACGCATTGCTGAAAATGCACACGTTAAACTGTCAACACCACCAGACATTAATACTGCAACGTCTTTGCTAGGTGCTTCTTCTTCTACGATTTTCGTTATTAATTTATCAATCATAATTTACTGACTTGTACGCCACCCTTCTTTAAAAAGTTAATACCGTCATCACTCTTATAGTAATCTCTGTAATATACAGTCTGAATACCTGCTTGATATATTAACTTTGCACAATCTATACATGGTGAAGCAGTGCAAAACAAAATAGCATCTTCTGCGCTTTCTGTGCTTCGTGCAATCTTTGTTATCGCATTTGCTTCTGCATGTAAGACTTCTTTTCTAGTTAAACCATTCTCATCTTCACATTGATTGGACCACCCGCTTGGCATTCCGTTATAACCGATACTGATAATCTTATCGTTCTTTACAACAACACACCCAACTTTAAGACGCTCGGCAGAAGACAACTGTGCGTATACTTCTGCGGCGTTCATGTGCGCCTTTGTAAACTTAGGCTTCATCAGCGTCTTCTATATCTTCAAATTCACCCTCTTCGATGTTAGGGAAACTACCCTCTTCACCATACTTCTCTGCTTTGAATGTTGACCATAAGTTCAATACTTCATCTGCATGTTCTACAGGTTTAGTCGTAACATCATCTACATTCTCTTCTCGCATCATGTTTGAGAGATGAGGATTTACCCATGAATAAAGTTCGCTCTTAGTTTCATCATACCATTCAATCATAACAACTGTATGGTCTTCGATTTTTGTAACTACACTTAAATGACAATCATAAAGAGATACCCACGCAGGACCAAAATCTTGGTAGCCAAACGGACCACCTTCACAAACTTCAATACCAACCTTTTCAATTAATTCAATATACTTCATACTATTTTACCCCCATTTATATCTGAATAGTTACCAATAATTTTTTTTCTTTCTTGCTTTGCTCTTGTAAGAGAAAATGTTTTTGCATTTTTCCAAGAAGCATGACCCCTCGACATTTCCCAACCTTGCAAAAAGTATCTAGCCCAACCACCCTCAAGTTCTTCAAGACACTTATTGCCTTCAACATCTAGGTAACTTACAATAATACTTTTTGGTCTTGCAATATTCGGATACAATCCAACGTACCAAGCAGAATATTCTTTTTCTTTTTCACTCTCAACAGAAGCCTCAATTAATTGAGCATTAAAAAATACTTCATACTCTGGACCAAAAGTGCCAGGGTTCTTTACAACAAATGCATCATACTTTAATCCCATCATTTGTGCGTGATACATTTTATCACCATCACCACGACCCTTAGCACGAACAACTAGTATATTTCTTAGTAGTTCTGGTGTCAATCCGAAAGCGAAATCATCTTCTCTCTGAATTATTGGTGGGTTGTTGAAGTCATAAAATCCACATGGTTTCCAACCCTCCCATTCCTTAGCATAAGTTTGCCCCATACTGATATCGTTTTCGTACATAAAGTGAGAGGAAAGTTTACTTGCAATATCTTCTTCTTTTGAACCAAACAGAGGTAGTATACCAGAAAGTTCATATTCGTCTTTAACTGAGAACTGTTGCTTACCCTTCATCATTTTATCTGCAATTTTATCTGCTAGATTGATTATATTTTTGTTTTCTTCACTCATTTTGCTATCCTTGAATAATTTTTAACTTTCTCAAACTGAAGGACACTGTGGAACTTATCGAACAACTGGTCCCCTTTGTGTGAGATTACAAAAACATTTGTATCATTACTTATGGTGTTTAAAATCTTCATAAATTCGTCTGTACCACTACCATCTAAAGAACTATCAAACACTTCGTCTAGTATGAGTAGGTTTGTGTTGATAGAGTTCTTCATCTTTGCAACTGCACGCCATGTAAACAGTAGCGACAAATCAATACGCATCTTTTCACCTTCTGAGAAACTATCGTATGAAAAATCATCTCTGTGGCGAGATTTAATTGTTTCACTGAATGCTTCATCTAGTTCAAACTGAACAAAGAAGTCCATACTTGAAAGATACTTATTCACTAGTTTGTTGATGATAGGTAGATACTGTCGAATAATCTTTGTCTTAATACCAGTATCTTTCAACAGACTACCTGCGAAATTACCGATGTACTGCTGGTCAACTAACTTCTCTTTTGCTTTACCTAGCACATCAATTTTGTTTTGCAAGTCTGCAATTTTATCTTCGTCACCTACTTTATCATCTTCAATCAATTTTGTCAACTGTTTTTGCATTTCGCTGATATACTTCTGCAACCCAGAAATGCTAGATTGTTCGACATGCATATCTGTATTCAACGCATTAATCTGCGAATGAACATCTGCAATCTCACTGAGGCGTGTTGTTGCCTCTTCAAGTTGTACTTCTAACTTTGGTATCGCTGTTGCAATTTCACCAATCTTATCACTGTACTCTTCAATCTTAGTTTCTTTGAAATTCTCTTCAATCTGTTGTTGACAAGTAGGACAGTTATCATTCTCTTTGTAAAACATAATCTCTTCATTATGCTTTTTAGTAGTCTTTGTCAACTTAGTTTTCATCGAAACAATATTCGACTTCAGGTTACCGACTTTGCTTTCATCGGAAATAGTTCGCTGTAGGTCTTCGATTCCTTCTCTGAGGTCTTCGATTTTTGCTTCATGTGTAGCAATGCTCGCCTGCGATTTTGTAATCTCTCTCTCATTATTCTTACGTTTCTCTGCATTGTCTGTTTTCAACTCCTGCAAGTATTGACGCTGTAGACGCACTTTTTCTTCTGTCAAATCTAATTGATATTGACACTCTTGTAAGTCATTTTTGAGTTTGTTTTGTTTGCTTTTTAGCAAAGAGTTCATAATACTGAAAATCTCAATATCAAGTAGATTTTCAATAACTTCTCTTCGATTAGATGCAGATAATTGCATGAACGGAGTGAATGATGCACTACCAAGAATTACAACTTGCGTAAATGCTTTGTAATTAAGTTTGAGAATATTCTTCTCAAGCATTTCTTGTTGGTCACGCACGTTTGCATTCTGGTCGACATTGATACCATTCAATTCAATATCAAAGATGTTCTTTTTGATACCTCTGCGTACAAGATAGTTCTTAGTACCGATGCTGAATTCAACTTCAACAAGCGCACCAGACCCATTGATGCTGTTCACCAACTGGGCTTTACTAATCTTGCGGAACGGTTTACCAAATAGCGCAAAGGTCAACGCATCTAAGATGGTTGACTTACCTGCACCGTTATTACCAACAATTAGTGTGTTGGGCGAACGGTCAAGTTGCACTTCAGTAAAATGGTTGCCCGTTGAAAGAAAGTTTTTCCAACGTATGTTTTTAAATATAATCATGCAGTCTCTACTGTCATAGCCTCTTGATATAAGTTTCGCATCAAAGAATTCAACTTCTTCTTGTCTGCGTCAATTTCAAGGCTGTCAATGTACTTTTCAAGTATCGTCAATGTATCGTCAACCTCACTCACAATGTCATCGTCTTCTAGTTCATCCATATTCATATGGTCTTCTACAATAGACAACTGGGCAGGGTCAGTCTTATACAACTGGTCAACGAACATATCGAACCAGTATGGGTTGTTCTTAGACTGAACTACTACCTTTATGTTCTTACCAGTATACTCTAAAAGTTTGTCTTTGTCAAGTTCTAATTCGGAGAATTCTTCAACTGCACTGTCGTTGTAGAAGACTTTTCGGAACATTCTGTACGGATTTCTAATAAATTCGAGGTTACGAGTATCAGTATCAAACACATGGAAGCCACGATAATCGTTGTAGTCGGACCAGGTAAGTTCGTACGGATTGCCCAAATAGTAAATACGACCATCATCACTTTTATGATGATAGTGACCTGTAAATACTGTGTCATAACGATTGAACAAAGACTTATCCATTCCGTGGTCATTCTCAAATCCTTTCATCATAGCAAACCCAGACAACTCTAGGTGACCCATGAGAATATCCGTTTTTGCAGTTTGAATAAAGTCTAAACTCTCAGTATAGTTGCCAGAACAAATCCAAGGCAACATAGCAATAGGCGTACCATCAAACTCAACTACTTTCGCCTCAGGATAAGTGACGATATTAGAATAGTCTGACAATAGTAAGTCTGGTGAGTTTACTTGGTTTGTGTTTTTGTAATATGTGTCGTGGTTACCAATGAGAGTATGCAATTTAATATTGCGTTCTGCAATTGGGTCGAACCACATTTTCTTTGCACGTTCTAGTGTAGCAAAGTTTACATACTTACGTCTATCGAATGTATCACCCAAATCAATAATGGTATCAATGTTATTGTCATCGATATATGGGATTACTACATTAGAATAGAACTGTTCGTAATAGTCTAAAAAAGCAACACTATCATTCCTAGCACCAAAGTGCTGGTCTGTAATCAACAAAATTTTCATAACTAGTCCTCTTCAGAGTTCTTCAAATCTTCTGCTTCTTGCTCCGCTATTTCTTGTTCTGCAAGAAGTTTTTCTATTCCACGTTGTTTGCGCTTTTCGTTTTTCTTACGTTTTGTTTCTTCGTATTCGCCGATAAATTCTTCCATGTGACCATTTGAGATGTAGTGAATTTCTTCAATATCGTCTGCATGTTCAGCGAGTTCACCGAAAATGTTTGCTTTCTCTGTCGCTTTATACTTAATGTATGTTTGACGCTTCTCTTTCTGAATACGTCTAAGGTAAGCATAATAGATAATTTGTGTAAAATATGCAAATGGATTGTTTGATTTTTCTGGATTAAAATTGTCAATATATGCAAGGCAATTTTCGATACCGTCTGAAATCATATCGTCTTTGAACGTATAGTTCATAAAGTTGGGTCGATAAGATAGACGCTGTGCAATCAACAGAAAACATTCACCAACGTATTCTGGTACTCTGGGTCTGTCATCACCCGATGCTTCTGCATCATTTACTACTTCTTTATAAGCCTTGAGTGCTTCCAAGAACTTCTTATTGTCCACATAATGAACACTTACTTTTTTCTTTGCCATAATTCAGTTTCTCCTGTTTTGGGTGTATGCCTCCCACGCTTGGATTAATATAGTTCACAATATACAACATTCCTGGTTAAATGTCAAGGGAATTGTACACTTTTTTGGTAAAATAAATTATTTTGGTAATTGTTGATAACTTTCCCACTTTTCCCTTGACTTTCCCTTGACAATGGTGTATATTACAGATGTTGAGATGATAATATCTAATTGTATCTACTAATGAATAGTGATTTGGTTGGGTCAATGAATAGTCCCATCGCCCTTATTCATTCTCAGCATCGCTTCTAATATGTCTAGTTGCTCATCAGAAGGTTCTTCGATATCGTCTAGGTGTTCAGAAGTAGTCTTAAATTCATCTACTGGTTCTGGTAGATTTTTCCACTTCTTTCTAATCCCATTATAATATTCTACAAACGATTTCTTCGCATTGAACATGGTTACAATACTGTCGTAGTATATAGGGATGAAATCATCATCTGATAAGGGTGAGAACGGTGTGACATTCATCAAACTGTTAGACGGGTCAGCACCATTTAGAATGCTAACTAAGAACGCATCTTTAATTAAGATACATTGTTGACCCGAAGGGTCTTCGCCAGAGAATACTTCTCCAACCAAGTCTTCCATATTAGTCAGTTTGATTATTTTGACGCCTTGTCTACTAGTTACTTTCATATCTCAATCTTGTATAGTTTAACTTTAAATTTTTCTTCATTATATGTCTTCATTCTCTCTAGGAAATGCTCAAGTGTAAAATTCTTACGAGACTTCCATTTCAAATCATCAACTATATCATACAGTGTAGCAACTTTTTTGCTTTCGCTCAATCGTAAACCACGACCGATAGATTGAAGATTTCTGATACGAGACTTCGAAGGTGATGCAAAGATAATGTTATGAAGATTACGAATGTTGATTCCTGTTGAGAAAGTACCGAATGATGCAACAATGATTGCGTCTTCAGACTGTTCTGTAATCTTTCTAATCTCTTCACGGTCTTCTGCGTCTGTACCACCGTGGATAAAAAATACTTTTCTCTTATCCCCTACTCTATTATTTATATCATCAAAAAGCACCCTTCCGTGCTTCTCAACGTATTGAAAGAGTAATAGTGTATTGCCTTCTTGGCTGATTGTCAAGTTTCTTATGAACCTATTTCTCTTTTCATGTCGTACAAGAAAATCCATTTCTTGCTGATACTTCATTTTAGTGACTTCTTGTCTCTCTGCGTCTGAGTAATTTAGCGCAAGTGCTTTAATTCTGAAGTCTGCCAATTGTTTGTTGTCCATCAACTCTTTTGTCGATGTAACTTTTTTGACAGGACCAAAGAGACCTTCTAGTACAAGTTTATGTGTCTGTGTACCATCTAGTGTACCTGTCAGTCCATAGCGATACTTGCAATCTCTCATCTTTTCAAGCAATGTCATTAGAGACTTCGCTTTGAACAAGTGTGCTTCATCGCCAATCACAACATCAAACTGGTCAAAGTATTCTTTGTTTAATTTGTAGACTGATTGCCATGTTGATACGATAACTTGCTTATCTGAAACCTTATCAACGCCTGCCATAACTTTGTGACAGTTTTCATCACTCTCCCAACCATAGTCTTTGAAGTCAGAAACAAGTTGGTGTACAAGTGAAGTTGTCGGTACAATAATAAGTGTCTTTGCGTGAAACCAACGCACAAGCATGTAGATAATCAACGATTTACCTGATGCTGTTGGTGACAATAGCAAACTGCGTCTGTTGCGTACTGAATGAACGAATGCTTTATATTGATAATCTCTTGGTTCGAATGGTAGACCTAACGTCTCTGCAAACTCTTTTGCTTCGAATAGAGAAAATTCATCTGCTTGTTCAAGTCCGTCAAACTCAACTTCATAATCACGTTCATTAGCAAACTTGACTAGGTACTCAACAAGTCCCATATACAGTGTCTTTGTGTAGACGTTATACAGTCGTATTTTTCCATCCCACATCTTGTTTCGATATGAGGGCATAAACTGATAACCAGGAACTAAGAATGTGAAATAGTCTTGTATTTCATACGCTGTTCCTGCTTCACAAATAACCTTAACATGAACTTCATCATGTTTCTGTATAATGATTTTTTCCATTAAGCACCATTAGTGAACCTGCGCCAGTCAATCGCATTCTTAATGAGGAACCCACGGTCTCTCAAACTGCGAATGATGTTGTCGCAAAATTCTACTTTTTCTTGTTGATGGGCAATCTTTAGAGTACGCTCTATGATTTGTTTGTCGGAATCTACATAGCGGGCAATGTCTGCTTTGAGAACTTTTTTGTAGAATGGCTCCCAACCTTGTTCAGCAAGGTCTTCTTGTGCCATCTCTCCGCTGTAATATTCGTATTTGATTTGCTGAAAGATTTTTAAGTCTGCTTGCAACTTCTTCAGTAGCAATCTTTCAGTAGTGTAAATCTTGTAGTATTTTTGATGTAGACGAGGTATCTTCAATGCTTCTTCATCAAGCATGTCATCCTCAATCTTACAATCTTCAAACCACAAATTCTGTATATCTTCAAGTTTCATAATAACCTCATTTTAAATAATTCAACTGTACTACTATTTATATCATCTAAATTCGTCTTATTTCGTATGACCTAAATCTGAATGATGCATCTCCAATCAATGGGTCTGCGTTACCGCCAGTAGTGAAGTTCAAATCACCCAATGATGTTGGGAATATATCTCTGAACGTAATTTCTAGCAACGGATTTGATGAGTTTGTTGTAACAATCAAGGCGGCATCTGTAAAGACAGAACTATTGCCTGCGTACTGATTTGTACTCTCTGGTGTAGTGATAGACTTCATCCAGTTATGAAGTGCTTCGTATGAACGTAGTTCTTCATCAATAATAAACTCAATTGACAATTCACCAAACGTCAACTTATCACCAGGTATTGGTCTATCGATAAGTGGGTTCGGTTGAATTGCTTCACCCATAGTAATAGATGGTATATTCACTGATTGACAAAAATATTCAATCTCAGGAATCTTTGCCATGACGAACTTGAAATTGTTCACCGTAGCATTGTTCATGTTTGTTGGTTGATTTGCGCTCATTTTTTGTTCCTAATGTGTTCTTGTAGGTCCATAACTTTTTCTTTCTCAATAATGTCGATGATAGTTTCAGTGAGATTGATTTCTTTTCTAACCCACCACATTTTGGTTTGAAGTCTATCAAGTTCTTCTTGGTAAAACTTCAACTCTTTTTCTTTTCGTAGTTTATTATCAATTAAATCCTGAATTAATATTAAACCGCTATCAGACATTAGTGTGACCTCGTTAATAGTTTTGCTCACTACTATTTATAAGCATAAAAAAAGGGGCAGTCCGAAGACCACCCCTTTAAAGTAGGTAGATTAAACTCTACTCTTATTATAGTAGGTTGCTTACTGAGAAACCTCTGTAGTAAACGTTTGAACGTGTGTTCAATGCGCCTGCACCTGCTGTTGCACCTTCTGCGAATGGGTTTGCGACCATGCCGTAGCGTGTCTTAAATCCAATCTTAGGCTGGAATGTGTTCTCACCAACTGCACGAACCATCTGTAGTGGTACGTATGGGCAGTAGAAAAGACCAGCATCGTATGCGCTGTCGCCTTTGTAACCAGTAACAACAAAGTCACCAGATGCATATGGGTCAACGTATACACGGGTCTTACCGTTAAGAACACCAGCGAATGTGTTACCAGTGCTGTCTACGTTCAAGTTTGTGTTCAAGGCTGGGTTATAATCCATAACACCTGCGGCTGCCAATGCTGAGGCAACGTCAGATGAACAGATGATAAAGTTACCTTTACCACGGCGTGTTTCTTTCGCAATTGCGTTTGCTTCACGCTCGATTTGGAACATCAAACCTTTGTAACGCTCAACTGACCAACGACCATCGGAATCGGCTGTCAAGTCGAATGCACCTGCATTACCACCGAGTTTAGCACTACGATAGATTGTACGCATTACTTCACGGTTGATTTCTGCAAGAATTTCACCAGACAAGATGTTTGCTAGTTCTGTTTCTGCGTCAAGTCCGTGAACTGCTTTCAAGTCTTGTGCTAGTTCTACAGTGTACTCTGCTTTTAGCGCACGAGTTTTGGCTTCAACAGAAATCTTCTCTACTGAGAATTGCATTTCGTTGAAAGTACCGCCACCTGATGAACCAAGTGCTTCGCCTGCGCCAGTTGTCATACCAGTACCGGTTGTGAATTCAGTACCTACACCATCTGGGTCAGTCGCCATTGCGCCACCAGTAGAAGCATGAGTACCTGCACCAGCGAAGTCTGTGTCGGCTTCGTTGTAGAATACTTCATTGCCTGCACCGTCTTTGGCACGCATTGCAAAGATAAGACCTGTAGGTGCAGTCATTGGCTGAACACCTGCAACGTCATATGCAATGAGTTGTGGCATTGAACGGCGTACCAATGAAATTAGTACGGGGTCAAAGTTGTTTACGTTAGCAGTCTGGTTTAGAGGGGCTGCTTCGAACAAGCCCATTTGCTCGTTCTGTTCACGGATTGCTTTTTCTTGGTTTTCAAGAAGTACGGCAGTTACCGCTTTTTTGTACGGGTCACTAATCTTTGGTGCATCGGCATGCTCAAGGATTGGCTCCCATTTTTTTTGGGATTCTTCTGATAGATACATATCTGTTATCTCCTTTAAAGTTAGATATTAGTTTTAACTGTTAATAAAAACATTCCGAAGTCTGTTCGTAATACTATTTATACGGACTTACTTCCTCATGCTTGAAAGAGTTCTAGCATATACTGACATTGATTCCGACAACTCTTTTTGTGGTTCAGAACCATCATCAATGCTTTCTTCTTTTTCTGCGCCAGTCGCCCTTACTTTAGGGAAATAAGATTCCTTGATAGTTTCTAACTTCTCACGGTACTGGTCAATAGTCTCAAACTCTACTCCTTCTGCTAGAGAACGCAATTTGTCAGCATCAACGTCTACGAGACCATTGGTTGCTTCAGCAAGTGCTTTCTCTGCTTTGAATTCGTCTAGTTCCTTTTTCATAGCAACGGACTTCTCAAATTCTTCGTTCAATTTTGCTTCAAGGTCTTCAGACTTTGTAGCAAGTTCGTCAACAAGGTCTGCTTTCTCTTCAGGAACATCAATGTAGTTCTCTACGAAAAGATTTTTCAACCCAGCCATGAATTCTTCTGCGATTTCAGTACGAATACCTTTTTCGATGGCAAGTGCGTTATCTTGTACCCACGCTTCAACAACGTAGTTTAGATAATCGTCAACTTTCGCCGCTAGTTCTGTGCGGGCTTCATCAAGTTTAGTTTCGTATTCTGCTTCTACCTTTTCTACAATGCTGTCAATGCTTTCTGTTACTTTTGCTTTGACTGCCGCTTCAAAGATAGTAGTCGCTTTATTTTTAAATTCTTCTGAAAGTTCTGCATCAGAACCTGTAAGTAGTGCGTCTACATCAGACTGTACATCTACTTTCATTTCTTCTACTTCTTCTTTCATTTTCTTTTTCTTTGCGGATGCATAGAGTTTACCTTCTTCGGCTTCCTCTTCGTCATCGTCATCATCTTCCTCATCATCTGCATCGTCATCTTCGTCTTCGTCTTCGTCTTCTTCTTCTTCAGACTTGACAGACTTCTTTGCTTCTTCGAGGTCTTCTTCTGCCGCTTCTTCAGCAACTACTTCTTCGGTAGTCTCTTCTGCGACTTCTTCAGTTTTATCTTCGGCGATAACATCTTCAACTGCATCTTCAGAGGCTTGAACTGCGTCCAACTCTTCTGATACTGTATCTTCTGTCATCACTTCTTTTTCTTCAGCAATTTGCTCTGAGAATGTTTTTAGCATGAGATTAATCTCCTTTTTTAAGTTATTTTACTTACACTTATTTATAATCTTATAACCTTTTAATGAAGTCGGAGAATAATCTCAACTTCACTTCTTCTAATTGGCGTGCCTTAGCACTTTTAATTTTATCGTGGTAATCACTAATGGTAGCCTCTTTTAGAATACCGTTGTCCCAGACCCATTCTTTGCCTTCCATGATACCATCAACGAAAGCATCTGGTGCAGAAGGGTCAGCAACAATGTCTGCGGCAGTAGCAAGGTAAAAGTCTGACTGCACAACATTAACACCATTGGACTGTTTCAAAGACCCCATACCACGAGAAGATACTCCAAGTCTTGCACCCTCTTGCATGAGGTTTTGTACAATTTTGCCCATTGGGGTATCCATAATCTTTGCTTTGCCCACAAAGTTATCGCCATCACGGTATAGTTCTTTTATCATATGAGATACTCGGTCCAGATTGATTGTTGGTCCATCTGGGTGTCCAAGTTCTCCAAACGCTCTACTTGGTGTAATATATGTATCAGTATAGCGTTTGACTTCACGTTCTAGTACCTCTGTCGGGTAAATTCGACCGTTTCTGTTCTTTTTGTTGCCTTGCATGAAGACGCCGGATATGAAGAACTGCTTTTGTCCTTCAACCTCTTCAGTCAAATAATCGACTTCTTCTAAATGTTCTGCTATTAACTTCATCTGTTAAAACCTCTGGTTGCTCTCTTTCTATTAGTCAACTTACGTTTAATGATAGAACGAGAACTTTTTGCTTTTCTCTTTCGGGCTGCCTTCTTCTGTGCTAGTTTTCTGTTTCTTCTTTCTGAAGCAGACATTCTAACTACACTCTGGCTACCATCACCCTTTGCTCTATATGTTTTATCTTTGGCAACAACTTTACGTCTCTGAACTACCCCACCACGAATACGATTAACTCTCTTTACTCTGGCTTCGCCAATATCATCATCTTCTAAGACTTCATCTGCAATTTCTTGCTTCAATTCACTAAGTAGTGCTTCTACCTTATTATTTATAAGGGATGTAAACAACTCTTTGATATTCTTAGTATCACCGTCCTGTATTGCTTTTACCAGTTCGTAAGACATTATCCGATACTCTTCATTGCGAAATCTACTGCTTTCATAAAGTTAGGTTTACTATTACTCAACATGTCAGTAAATTTCTTTTTGTTCTTATCGTTTAAAGCATCTACAACTTTCAGCAAAATGTTCGCTGTTTGCATATCTACTTTAACGCTTTTCTTATCTTTAAACTTCACTGCTTTGGCTTGCTTATCTTTGACAATAGACTTGATAGTATCAAAAGCGTCTTCGTCAATCATAAACTCATCAGCCTCAGTGTCGAGGACATCATCAACATCTACGTTGTCGATTTCAAATTCAACGTCCTGGTCCTGAATGCGGTCTACCGCAGAACCGTCATCGAATTCTTCTTTCAGAGAATTTTTAAAATCTTTAAACGTCCTCATTCGTACTTTCCTCTTCTGCATCTAATAGACTTGAAGCAATACTTTTCTTCATATCTTCTAGTTTTGCAAATGCTTTACCGTTAAGTGCATTTGTTACGTTATCCTTTAATGCTCCAGCGTCTTGTGTTTCGATGCTTTTAATAATATCTATTGTCATTTTAGAATTCTCCATCATCAGGTTCACCAATTATTCCATTTTCTTTCTCAAAAGTAAGGCGTTCTTCCATTGCCTCAATATCTTCATCTGACATCTTCAAAACATTTTTTAGAACATCTTGTCTTGTGAAGTATTTTCCAACATACTGGTCAACTTCTTGCAATAGTGCCAATCTTTCTCTCATAATCTCCGCATTCTTCAACTCTGTGAAGTGTGTGTCTGCACGGAAATCATAATAAATATATTCTTTGATGTTATCCCAGTCTTCTGGATTAATAACACCTTTTAAAATGAGTTGCTTTCTTAGCAAATCGTCAAACAAGTGTGTGAAGCGTACTCTTATCTTCTTAATAAACTTGTTAAACTTAATCTCATCTCTACTAATCTCTTCTCCTCTACCGATAGAGAATGACTGTTCGCTGTCAAGGCGTGAAGTTGGAACGTTTAGTGACTTAAAGAGTTTATTCTTAAAGTAATTAACGTCATCCATCTCACCAAGATTTTGACCACCAGGTAGAGTATCAACTTCAGTCCCACGACCGCCTTCTCTACGAGGCATCCAATAATCTTCAAGCATTGACATATGCTTGCGGTCATCTTTAATCTCACCAGTAGATGCATCATATACAATCTTGTTCTTGTAACGTGCCATGATATCTCTAAGGTATGCTTCTGCTTTACCTTTAGGCAAGTTACCAACATCAACGTAGAAAATTCTGCGCTCTGGCGCACGAGACAGTCTGTAAATTACTGTCGCATCTTCTACGGCACGGAGTTGATTGAGGGGTTTAATCGCTTTGTGTAGGTATGAAAGAACTGTCTTTCTATCTCTATCAAGCAAACCCGATGTGCAGTATGTAATACTATCAGGAGCGATTTTTACTCCCTTTTCTGCACCAGTCAATCCGTCTTCATTATATACGAAATACTCTTCTACTTGTTCAAAGATACTTACGTTTGTATCTGCATCTTTTCCTTTTACAACCTTACGCACTTTCTTAATGTTGCGTGGGTCGATATATCTTAATTCTGTTAACCCTTTTTGCGGGTTCTTTGTGTCGATTACATTGTGATAGTACAATCTACCATCAACATACCAACGCTTAAAAATGTCTGCACCGTAATTATTAAAATCTAACAGTCTACAAACATTCTGAAATTCTTCGTGTATTTTCTTCTTTACACCTGCGCTGTAGTCAACTCTATCTAAATTCAATGATACAGGTACATCTTCATCTTCTTGTACAACTGCTTCATTAACGATATCGTCTACTGCCGCTTCACATTCTGGCTGTAATGCCATTTCACGGTATCTACTAATAAGGTCTGCTTCATTCTTAGCAGTACCTTCCAAATCAAGGTAAGTGCCAAACGCTCCTCCACCCGCAACTTCAGTAGCGCCGTCATCACTAGTCGGTGCCACAAAAGATGGTGGAGTTTCATCGCCTGAAACTCTGTTTATTTCAAATCCAAATAACTTTGCCATACTATTTTATACCTTTATCTAAATTATTCTAGGGGACCTATAATACTATTTATAGACCCCCTAGAACTGGTTTAGATTAGATTACACCGTTACTGATATCAGTCCAGTAGTCATACTGGAATGTAACTGTGAATTCTTCAATTGTGTCATTGGAATCCCAAGCAACATCAATAGGTGAGATATCGGCAGGGAAGATACCTACAAAATTGTAAGTCTTCAATGTCGAACCATCTTTTGAAAATTGCTTGATAGTTCCGATAGATTTCTGCAATAGAGGTGATGGAGTACCAATGTTTAGAATGTGCGAGTTAATAGTCGCCATCCATTGCTCCAAACCTGTTCTTACGTTAAAATCTTCGTCATTTATTACTGTTACAGTCCATTCTGCGAATGTTCTGTTTCCTGGGACTTTCATAGTACGACCGAAGTAAGGTACTTCGATAACACCTAGTGTATCACCTGGTAACTGTGATGCTTTCGCCATGAATGTGAACTTTTGGTTGTCGCCCCCATAAGGGTTTGTCATTTCACATTCAAAAAGGTTACTTCTTGCACCGCCACCAGTCAATTGTCCTCTAAATTCGTCAATTGCAAATGCCATGTCTTTTCTCCTTAGTTTACTTTGTTAATTATTCTTAAAATTGACCTACAACTTCAGAGAAGTCTACGCCAGTTCTTACTGCAACAAAGTTCAACTGGATAAAGTTGATAGACTTCGCTGGTTTGATATAAATATCACCAATGAATTCGTTTCTATCAATTACTTCACCAGTGTTATTCGTTTCGTCACAAACAACACGGAAGTCGTAAATACCACGGCGACCTTGAACGTCTTTTAGGAACGGTTCGACTAGATTTCTGAATTGTGAACGAGTGAACTGGTCGTTAAACTCAAATAGTGAGTATTTAGCGGCAGTAGCAATCGCTTTTTCGAGTACGATGAATAGTCTACGAACATTAATACGGTCGAATGCTGAAGGCTTCGCAAGAAGCGTCTTATCACCGAACAAAATGCAACCTTCGCCTGGGAATACCAAGATTGGGTTGATACCATTTTTGTACAATTCATCACGGAAAGTTTTGCTTGGCGACCATGCTGTTTTAACAACATTCTTAATTCCACCACGGTTGAAACCTGCTGGTGACCACCATGCGTCTCTCTGGTCGGTTGAACGTACAACAAGTCCTGCAACGTCACCATTGAATGGTACCCAACGATATACATCGTTATACTTGTCGTACTGGTACTTCCAGTTACCATCAAGCATTGCGTATGAAGACGATGGGAGTAGATTTCTGAATTCTACAATATCAGCGGCTTCACTACCTGCATTGTTTACACAATCTGTAAACTCAGGTGATAGGAATGTTACACAATCCATACGACTTTCTGCGATAGAAATCAAGTGCAATGCAACTGTTTGGTTAGCGTCTGCACCCAAGATGAGTGATACGTCAACTTCTTCAGCGTTTGCAAACATGTCGTAACCAGCAATAATTTCTGCATCAGAAGCAACTGCTCCGTTTGCACCACCTGCTAGTGACCATGTGCTTGCTACATTAAGTGCAGTCGAATTGTAGTCTACGCCATCAGAAGCGGCTGTATCCCAGTTATTCGCACCTGCATCGTGGTCTACCCAACGAATCCAGTTTGAACGTCTATCGATTGCAATTTTGTAGTTATTTGTTGAACCATCTGCATTCAAAGCACCAGGTGCTTTAGATACGAATGGGAATACTTCGATTACTTGACCTTTAGTACCAGAGATTTCTCCGTCTTCGTCAATTACTGCAACGTGAATTTCATCGTTAGATGCTCCACGCTTTTCAGCGTATGGTGAAGTACCAGGCTTGCCATCAAAAGATGTTGCATATTCCCACTGTACAGTTACAGCCTCGGCAGTCAAATCTGCTGAGAATGCACTGTCAAGTGTTGCGCCTGTTGCGTCTACTGCGGTTACAGTCTTAGTTTCACCTGCGTGAATGATAAGTGAACCAACGGTCATGAAATCGTCTGCATCTGTTAGTGTCAATGCAGTTCCGACAGTATCTACAGTTTGTGTATGCTCAAATGCGTTTGCAGATGGGCAGATAGATACTTTTAGTGAGTTACCAATTGCACCAGCATGTTTTGCTGTGAAGTACAAATCGGGTGTGTTTGCTTGTCCGCCTTCATAGTTGTTTTCCCAGTCTTCATCGTTTTTGATGAGTAGACCAGCACCATCTGTGGAAGCGTTAAGTTGACCATCTTGCTCCACACGAACAACTTGTAGGCTGTTACCGTATGCGAGGAAGTTGGCGGCTGTGAAAAATGGAATCGCTGTAGCGTTTGTTGGCTTGCCGAACATATTAGCAAGAGTATCTTCAGTACCGAGTAGTTTGCGCTCCATAATTGGACCCCATCCATACTCACCTGCGATACAACCACCAGTCGCCGCAACAGCGGGTACTACGGTTGTCAAGTCAATTTCTGTGACATTAACACCTGGACTTAGTTGAAATGGCATAATTTCATCTCCTTTTTTTGATTAATCATTTTATTGTTGAAGAATATGGTTTCAATCATATTATTATTTATATGACTATTTAGTATTCTTCTTACTTTTAGTATTACCAATCATTTCCCCATGTCAGTTTTTCGTCTGTTGACCAGACTTGTCCTGAATTATCTTTAAATGTACTCTCAGTCGGTACGCCATCATCAATAAATCCAAATGGGGTCAATTCATCTTCAATCATATCTTTATTGAATTCTTCAAGTCTGCGTCTAAAATCCATATCTGTAAGTTCTTTAAAATACTTCTGAGTAGTCATCCACCCAAAAAGCACTAAACACATTACTAAATCATCGTGTGAACCAGGTTCTGCTTCGTATGACTGTGCTTTACTTACAAATGTATTTAATTCTGATAATATATCGAAATCATTTACTATGAGTTGGTCACTCACAATCAAATCCTTCAGAGTTTGGCAACCTATTCTCTTTACATATTTAGATGTTTTAACACCTAGAGCAACGTTTTTACCAAACCCAGCACCAATTTGCTGTCCCGCTCTACCCATTTGGGCAACAGTGAGCAAGTTTTCATATTCTAAATCATGGTGTAATATGTCAGCGACTTGACTACCTACGTCATTTACTTCAATCAATACATAGGCTTCATTAAATCTATTCGCCGCCGCCTTAATCACTTGCGGATACAACATTGGTGATATGTTTTTACTGCGATACTTACAAACGACTTTGTATGGCATCACTGAAACATCAATAATACAGAAAGCAGAATAATCTGCGCCTGTTCCTCTTGACGTATCTACGATAACTGCATATGCACCAGTTTCTGTTGGGTCTTCAAATATTGAAGTTCCATCCTTAGTATATTTAGCCTTTTCAAAAGTTAAAGAACGTAGTTTAGACCCAGGAATTAGAGTATTAGATGAACCAATAAACTCACATTCAAATTCTACTCTAAATTGCTCTTCTGAAGTGTTTGCAATTTGTTCATTTTTCCACTTTTCGTCATGACCAGGTATATCTGACCAGTGAACGTCTACTCTCTTATATGAGTTACGTCCTTTTTCGCTGTCAGTCCATAACTTGTAGAACATGTTAAGACCTTTAGGCGTTGACGTAATAAGAACTTTCGTAGTTTTACCTGATGAAATTGTAGGATATACAGAAGCAAAAAATTCATCTTGTAGATTACCTGGAATGAACGCAAATTCATCTAGGTAAATCAAGTTAAATGAACCACCACGAATAGCAGATGAAGACGTTGCAGATGAAAGTATCTTAGAACCATTTTCTAGTTCAATGTTACCCTTATTCCATTCTACGACACCTTGCTGTATCCACTTAGGTAGTGCTTCATATGCTCTCTGAATACGAGAAAGAATTTCTCTTGCTTGTGATAGTTTGTGTGCTAGAATAGCAATGTTATATTCTTCATTAAACAAAACTGAATGTAAAAGCAATGCCGCAATCGTAGTGGTCTTACCACTCTGACGAGGCATCTTACATATAACAAATCTGTTATCTTGTACTTTGTTGATGATATCCTTCTGAAACTCATATGGTTCAAAAGGAACAAAACCCTTATCTACGTTTACAATCTTAACATAGTGTTCAATGAAATACTCTGGGTCATTTGCACACTTAACCCATTCGTTGATTTGTTCTTGTGTGAATTCTGTATCAACGTTTGCTTTTTTTAGATTAGGATTACCTAGATAGTTTTCACTCATCTGTTGTTCTCGCACCTTTGGCGAGTTGAAGCAATTGTTGTTGTAATTCTTTTGTGCTACCTACAAATACAGTATTGTTCTGTATTGCTTTTGAGGGACCTTGATAGTCTTCTTTTTCTAGGTCTTTCTTTTGCTTGTGTACGTCAAGCAACTCTTTATTCGCTTCAACCATTGTTTTGATTAGTGTAGATGCTACTTCGTATGCACGAGGATGTTCACTCTCTTTTGCGAGTTGCAAGATACCATCAACCGCACTCTCACCTTTTTCGATGAGTTTTGCAATATTTTGTCTTGCTTTTGCGAAGTCTTCATTTTTTTCGCCCGTGTCTTCTACGACTTGTGGCGGCAAAACTTCTTGCGCTTCTACTATATCAGTAGTAATATTCAGCGCATCTTCTAGTTTCTCTTCTACACTCTTCTTGCTCATTTTATAGTCTCACTTATTATTCAGGTTCTAAATCAGTACCAGCCGCTCTTGTTTCTGTAAATCCAAAGTCGCCAGTATCTAACCCATTAGGGTCTGTCGCAACTAATGTCTGGTCTGTCGCTGTTATGCCTTCCGTACCAGTCATCTCTGTAGTTTGCTGTACAGTAGCAATCTGTGCGCTAGTAACAATTTTACCATCACGGACTGCACCGTAAATATTACTCTTCAGCGTAAATGTTAGTGTCCAAACAATAGACCTTCTTGTTTCAAAATCACCCTCATAAACATCTTCTTGTGCTAATGAACCTAAGATTACAGGAATATCTTTTGTGATACCTAAGTCTGGGAATTCATTAATTGTCACATTAAAATGTGGCGTGAAATATGGAAGAATTTGCTCTAATATTTGAGTACCATCTTCAGCATTCTTTACCATTATGTATAAAGAGAAATCGAAATTATAAGGGACTGGTGCATATGTATACTTAACTGCACCATCACCGTCTGCTTGTTTAATGACATTCAAAGAGTTTTGTTTTCTCTCTGGGTCATATGTCATACCATCCATTTCGAATGCCATACGAGGCAGGGTGATAGCACTGTTTTGGTCATTACCATCACTCTCTAATCTTGCAAGAAATTTCTGCTTTGGTCCATAACTGATAGGCACTTTAAAACGTTCTATTTCAGAACCGTCTTCAGCAAAACGTCTTACATTAATATTATTAAATAGGTTACCCATAACGATAACCATTTTTCTAATACTTGCGTGATAAAATGTGTGTCCTAGTGCCATAGTTTAAAAGTCCTCACTGAATGGGTTATCTTCACTGAAGTCAATAACACTATCTGGGTTAGTCTCATAAACTTTGTTATCTGCTTCTGTAGTCTCTGGGAATATCATTGTCTCTTTGACACCAAGTATATACGTTGCACCTGAAGTGTCACCAATAATATTAGCACCAGTACCGAAGTTACCTACAATATTTCTTACTGTTAGAATTGTATCAGGTTCATTCCAATCAGTTACTTCTGCTTTCGCAATAGCATTTGCAAGGTCTGCACCTTGATATATTTCTTCATTGATTTGGAATGTGCCTGAACCAGTACCCATTGTCAACTGAATTGTGTACTGATTTGTTTCTTCAACTGCATCAATTTCAGTTACACCCGTATCGAATGTCTCTTCTGAATATTCAAAGAATTCTGTCGATAGTCGGGTAACGTATGCTTTACCTAATTGATAATACACTTCTTCGTCTTCTACATGTTTGATTTCCATCAACTGACCAGTCAACGGCATGTAAATGAGGTCGCCTTCTCTTGGTTTTGTGAAACCAACACTAGCGGTTGTTGCTTCTTCTTCGAAACGAGTGTTTGCTACAACAAAAGTTTGTGTGTCTCTAATCTCTACGCCAAATTTAGACAAAAGGTCGCCATCACCACTGAAGCCATCAACACCTTGAATATACATTTCAATAGTAAACTCAGTGTCGAATGTCGAGTTCTTTACTTCATTGAAAATGTCATCAACGTGTGTGTATTCACGAGGTAGATAGCGTACATCATGTCCGTAAATTTGAAGACTTTCTACTACAAGGTCATTTGTAAGAGATTGTTCTTCTACGTTTGAGTAAAAATTGAAATACTGATTTGTTGCCATGTGTCATTATCCTGTCATAAAGTCAACTGGCAATTCATGCTTCAATTGCATTTGCTCTTCTAATTCTGTGATTTCTTGCTTTGCTTCTTCTAGTATTGCACGACCATTCATAGTCACGCCACCTGGCAATTGAATGCCTTCATACTTAGAAACATTCATACCCCATTGCTCTTTAATCTGTGCAGTAGCATATTCTTTAAGAAATCTATCATTCCAAATCTGAGTATTTACAGTAGGGTCTAAGATTTTAAATGCTTCGATGATAATATAATCACCTACATTTAGATTATCTTTCCACGAGAAGTCAATCATCAATTTGTCTGTATGTCTTTCGTGGCGAATTGGAGTAACACCATTAAATAGGTCATCTAGCATTGATAGATGCCCACGCATAGTAGTAAATTCGCTTGCGCTTACTGAAGTAAAGTCAAAAACATCATTTAGATGCATTTGATATCGCACATCAAACATACTTGAAGATGATGAAGCATCATCTATACTCAAAACACGAACAACCGAGGTCACTTCATCATCTAGTGTGATATATGCCTGGTCTATTTCTGCTTGAGTTACTTCGTGCTTAATGTATGTGCGAGTTGTAGCGTCAGAATGATAATCCTGAAAGTATTCTAGTGCATCATCAATTCGGTCTTCAACTTGTTCGTTTGAGACATTGATTTGCACGACACCTTTGCCTAACTTACGAAGGCAATATTCTTTAAAGGTTGCTCTATCTGTTGGTGCTGGCATAATCTTTTCCTGTCCTAAGTTTTTACATATCTACATATATTTAGTTCACAAAGAACCACCACTAGCAAATATGGAGAGAGGGGTTTAACCCCCTCTCTCTTTGCTTTCTTAGGCTTGGGATTCAGTCCAAGTAATCTTACCAGTTACGAAGAACGGTGTTGCCGCGGCAATTCCTGTGGTAGATTGTGGCTGAACTGCAAGTGTCAACAAGTCAGGACCCGCTGGGAAGATACCGTCGCCACCTAGAATTGAGTTACCAAGTTCAAGAATGTCTGCAAGGTCAATCTCAACAGAACCAGCAGATGCTTTCAGTGAGTAGATTGTTGTACCGTTTTGTAGCGTATCGCCAGCAACGTGTTCAATCAATTCTGAAAGTGATGGTTTATCAGCATTTACAAAGTCCAAGCGTGATGGTAGTGCGTTAAGAATTAGGAAAATCTCAACGTCTTCGTTAGAAGTAACACCAGCCTGCTTCAAAGCCATTTGCATTCTGTTAATAATTTCACGCTCACCCAACTTACCTGTCAATGAACTATCTACTGAAGGTGCCAAGCGAATTGAGATTAGCGGAATAGGCTGTGTCAATTCGATAGGTGTTGTTTCACCCAAAGTCAATGTAGTTGATGAAGGAATATCTGGGAAGTTTGCGCCACCCGGTTCTGTCGCAGTTGCAGGCCATGATGTGTAAACCTTAGAGTTAGCACCATCAACTTTAACCTGCGTAATGTATGTACCTTCTGGTAGGGCATTGTTGCTTGGGTCACGAACAAGTGTACCTACTTTAACAGTCTGAGCATCAGAGGCAGAAACACCAGCACTATAAACAAACACTCGGCGACCATTCAAAGTTACAACATCGAATGTAGAAATCGCTGTTGTATTGAATGTGAATGATGAACCGTTAGTGAATGCAAACGGGCGAGAGTTAGCAGTCAAGAGGTATGCTTTATCGTCATCGAATGTACCGTCCATGATGATTGAAGTACCGAAGTGGAACAGTGTTGGTGCAGTAGTTGCATTTGGACCGTTTTCAATCTCATAGCGCCCAGGCAAGTTACCTGAACGGAAGTAGGATTCATTCAATCTGTTGTTGTGCTTAAATTCATGCACATAAACAACGTGACCCTTTTGGTCTTTGAAACCAAATCTAATCTTACCAGCACCATACCAAGAGTAATCTGCATATGCCATCTGTAGTTTGTTCAAGTTTAGAACAAAACCTGATGGTCCTTTACCATCACACTTATCGATGTTAAATAGGTGTTGTGGTACTCTTGTATCGATTGTCTTCGTAATCTTAACACTCTTAGCAGTGACACCACGATATGCAGGCTGAACTACCATTCTCAAGTCAGATGAAACTTCAACTACTTTATAAGATTGTCCACGAACAACAATGGAATCTCCGTTGAAAATCTGAGTAGTGAATGAAGTGTTATTACCTGTAATGATATGTGAACCACGAGTTGTGTTTACAGAACCCGCCAACTGTAGTGTAGAACTACGTCTTACCGCATGTAGGTAATTGCCGTCATACTCATAGAAGAACCCGTTTTGGTCATCAAACATACCTGCACGAATGTAACTATCTTCCCAGCCTGTTCTTACATATGTTGGGAATCCTTCTGCTTTCGCTTGGTCAGGTGCTTCACTCATCTGATATGTGAATATGAATTCATCAGGTGCTGTTGCAACGTTATATAGACCATTGTATGGGTTGTTACCATAAGATGTGACTGCACCTTCAATTTTAATCTCATCACCGACTTTTAGGTTATGCGCTTCTTGTGTTGTAACAGTAGCAACATCACCTTGTGCTTTAATCAACTGTTGTACAATCTTTGGTGGATTGAAGTTGATAGCGAATGAGTTCTGAATACCTTTACCAGACTGATATCTGAAGTATTTACGAGACTGACGAATAATCTTACTGTCAGGTGAAGTACCCGCAGTAATATCAACACCACCGTCAAATGACTTGTGTAGTGAGAATCCATCAGGACGCAACATAATCTGTGTTGGGTAGAAGTATTCTGCGCCTGTAATTGAAGATTGGGCACCAGCATCTTCAGAAATTGTCATATTTGTGTCTGTTGTAATAGTATCAACAGTATATGCATTTGTTTGTGATGCTTCTGTGACGTAAATCGTATCAAAACGCTTGAATGAAGTCAAGAATGTAGTACCGTTTCCTGTAATCCTCTTGCTTCCTAGTGTAGTGCTTACAAGACCTTCACCAGCAGAGTTTTTAATAACGTTTGTTGATGTAAGTGTGTGTGTTCCTGCAGGAACAGTCAAATCAATCGAAATGCCCTGTGATGCAGATAGCGCACTATCAGCGAGTTTGATTGAAGAGTTATCTACAACAATGACGTTGAACAAACCTTCACGAGCAGAAAATGCTTCCAAACTCATCATTTGTTCATTTACACTCGAATCATATTGAATAAATTCACCTGGGACCAAGTTATGTGGGTCTGCAAATGTAATTACATCACTTGTTGCGTTTACTTCAGCACTTGTTACTGAATATACACGCTTTGGAATTGTGAAGTCTGTTTTAACAACAAATTTATTTGTTTGTGGAACATCGATAATTTCAAATACACCATCATATGCGCCTGTCAAACTTTCAACAACAAATTCTTGTAGACCTGTGCCGCCGGCGGCAAGTACAACTGAACCACTATCACCAATAACAGTGAAACGAATATCCCACCAGTTTGCCATACCAGATGGTGAGAAGTTAATCTGTGAAGTTGGGTCAAATGTTACGTTGACACCTAGATTACCACCATTATCGACTAGTAGTGAAGTTACATCTTTTGTTGGGAAGAATTCGTCTTTTGCGAAGACAGAACTATCAACACCATTTCTTTGACCGATGAAGAATTGCTCACCGTCTTCAAAAGACATCAAGACATATTCGTTCCTACCACCAAAGTCACCACGATATTCAACACCAGTAATTGTAGCGGCAGTTGGAGTAACACCCAATGCAGTTTGAATATCAATAAATTCTGTAATTGTCTGATTGTTTGCTCTACCAACAGATGCAGTAGTACCTTCTGCGTTTGTTGCAACTGTTTGAGAAACACTTAGACGGGAATCATTTACACGCTGTAGATTGTAATTACCATCATTAGTCAAACCACCTACGGCAACACCCTGGTCACGAACTTCAATTACACCTCGCATTGCGCCGTGATTTCCACACTGATAGTATAGTGTGTCTGGTGCTGTTGCGTCAACTGTCCATAGCATAGTACCTACGTCAGTACGAGACCCAGAAACGTTGGTTGTGTATTCACCAACATAACTACCAGAGACAAACCCAGTACCATCATCAGTTGTGATGTATAATGGATGACCTAGGGCATCAAGTGAGAATGAATAATTTAGACCACGATACACAATGAGTGTTGGGTCTGCGGCATCACTTGGTAGTTTATCTGATTGAATAATATAGTTGTCTGAACCTTCGGCAGTAACAGCATATACTGTTGGGTCTGCTTCATTCAAACCTTCAACTTGATATTGCGCCTCCGCTGTACCAGTAATCTTGTGGTTAGGAATGTATACTGTATTGTACAGACCATTAATTCTTCTATATGTCAAATCAAATGACTGCGGCCATTGCTGAATATCATCAGTATTTGGGGCACCATCAATTTGAATTCTAATCAAATCAGCAGAAACCGAAGTGAAAATCACTGGAACAGTTTGGTCAGCAAGAACAGTAGTTGCGCCATTGGAATCTGAGAAGGCGAACCGCTCACCAGCATTGTAGTTGTTTGTGGTGATACTAAATGAACCTGTCTGTCCACTCTCAATGCCATGATTTTCAAGGTAAATAGTGTTCTTATCAATCGATAATGGATTTGCAAAGACATAGAATACATCAGTATTAGTATTTGTGCTTCCACTTTGATTGTAGTCAATGACAAAAGTACCATCGCCAGCCGCACTTGTAACTGTGTTTGAATATTGTGTTTGAATAGTACCGAAACGCCCGTTTTGTCTTTGATTTACTAAGTTTGCATATTGGTCATTATTAGAAAATCCAGTGAATGTAGGAGATGTTCCTTGGAATGCAACAATTCTTGCAGGATTTACACCACCAAGACCATATGTTGATTGTGTCAAATCGTAACCAGAAAAATCTGTTTGACCACCTGTACCAGCAGACTGCACTGTAATGTTTAGGTACTGGTTACCAGAACCACCTGGCTGAGAATAAATCGAATAGTTAAACCCAATATTGGAACCGCTTGTGGTAAGGAAACCTGTAATATTCCTATTAAAACTTTGCGTGCCACTGTTACGTCCAACACCAGCAAATCGGTTAGTTGCACCATTAGGCCATGTGTATGTTGCAAACTCATGTCCGCCGTTTCTGTCACCAGTGTAGTAAACGTAATTAATTACAACAGATGAAGTAAGTGATACCGCAGCCACATACTGTGTCAAGTTTTGGAAGCGGTTAACCCGCTGACCAGAACCTACGTTACCGTCATATGAAGTATTGAAAGTAGCATTAACTTGCGTCTGCTGGTAATATTGTGTAATACGTTGCGTACCTGAAACACGCTCAACTTTATATGCAAGACCTAAACGAGGGAAGCCATAAGTGTCGCTATAACCAACCAAGTCTTGTTTTGTTGTCAATCCCGCATCTTGATATAGTTCAATTGTATTATCATCAATTTTCTTAACAAATAACACAGTACCATCTTGGATACCGATATTTGTTTGACCTTTGAATGGAGTATTAAAGAGCAAACAGTGATTATCAAATAGACCGTGTGCAGTCCAAGTGATTTGGTCTAATGCTTCATTAACATCACCCGCAGTTAGATACTTCGAATATGTAGATTCCCAATCGTATGCAACAAGAGTATTTTTACGATATCCGCCGCGACCAGTATCTGCATTAGGATTAATTGTTTCTGTTGTATTAAAGAATGGAGTTGTATCAACAAAAGGACGACCATCTGGCGCACTAAGAGTTGGGTCTAAAATTTGAAGACGCTTAGGACCAACACTGTTTCTCAAGTATATTTTTGTTCTAGGAGAAAATCCGTGAGTATCTGTTGTTGTTACAGTAATTGAAGATTCGGTTGCACCATCAGTTGCGGCACCAGCAGTTGGGTCGAGGGTTAGGGGGGAACCTTCGAAGAACTTAGCGGCTACAATTGTAGTATATGAACCTGAAATATCACCTGCGGACTTTGCAGGAACATCCAATTCAAAGAAGAATGTCAATGAATCCGGGACACCAGAGATTGAGAAGTAACCTTCTGCTTGATAGTCAGTTAGACCTTGTACAGAAACTGGATTACCAATCGATAGATTGTGGGGTGTGCTTGTAACAACTTTAACTTGCTTAGAACCAGCAACAGCCTCAACTGTAATAATGCCTTCAACTGGCGTGTCGCCAGAAGTAGAGTATACAGTTGGGATATTATTTACTGTCTGTAGAGTTTCCCACTTAGTCGCTTGAAGACCATATTCGAAGTCAGTATCAATCAAGTTTGCTGGGTTGGAAACACGAAGTTTACCAACAGCGTCAAGCAAGGATTCTGTCGGTTCGAAGGACGTTGCCTCGACCTCAATAATCGCCTGATATTCATCGGACTGTTCAATGTCTGCGTCATTCTCAATATCATATTTGAGAACGAGAGTAGTTTCTTCTCTTTCATTATCATACTCTGCAACAACAGCACCATAAGTGGCAGAGTTGAACTGGTAGATTGGTTTATTCTTAGTGAGGTTTGTAATAAGTAAGAATTGATGGAACTGAATGTTTCCATCAAATGTTACAACTCTCTCGGCTTTATCAACCGTAAAGAATTCTTGTGAAATTATCTTCTTTGCCATTATTTTTTTCCCCTAATATCTTTAAAGTGCGGTAGCATACGCAGTGATAATATCTAAGATATTTTCGTCTTGTAGTCTAAGCGTACCTCTAATGTTAATGTCATCTGCCAATTTTGAACTCTGTACAGCCTCATCAGCAATTCGAACAGTGGTGATAGCACCATCTGCATTCAATGTGTTTACAACGTTAATAATATCGTTGGTTCTCGTATACCATTGTGTAATGGAATTTTGATTGGTAATCAGAGCAATCATGGGTTTCTCCTGTTATCTTAATAAATTATTTATTATCTACTTTATTTATAAGGACAGATAACAAGCGTTTGACTTCATCAAGGTCATTTTCAACTTTATCTACCTTGTCTTTATACTCTTGTTCTCTTTTCTTCTTATTTTTACGCTCTTCATGTTCTGCAAGTGCTGTATCATCAATAATAAACAATGCCTTAGTTTCAGAATCCCGCAAATAATTAGGTCTTTCCGCAACTCCGTGTAGTTCGCCATCGGTGTTTCCGACAGTTTCAATAGATAACATGTTTTTCATTCTAAATTTTACCTGCGATAGATTTCAAATCTTTTACAATTGGAACGTTTACTTTATTATCTGCAAACAATGCAATTTTGACTGCAAAAGTAATAAAGTTATCGTATGTCACGCCTTCTGGGTTTACATACTGCACTGCTTCTTTATTTAGTGGTCTAAAATTCAGAATAACTTCATCATCAGCCGATGAAGAGAACTGTTCAACATCGCCTTGTAATTCCATGCGAATGTAACTTAGTTCATCAAAGTCTGTTGGGTCTGACTGAGATAGAACTTTATAGTAAACTTCAATGCGTGAACCACGAGGTTTAATTGCAGTGAGTGTTATTGATAGATTATCAGAATATAATCTTTCATCTGGTAATGTGACACGGCGAGTTACATATCTTGCGATAGAGTTACCACCTGCTTTACTTGTCTCTCCTGACATGATTAGAGTAGGCGCAACTTCACCAGGATTCTCTGTAGTTACAACAATTGTTGGAGTTTCTACAAATCCTTGACCACCATTTATAACATTGAACCCATACAAGTCGCCTGTTTCATAACCATCAACTGTACCATCCGAAACAAGTGCTTCAATACTTGCACCCGAACCTGTACCAGTAACAATAATTCTATTGTTATCTGTGCTTGGTGGGTCCGCAGGGTCGAAGCCAGTACCTTTTTCTTGTATGATGATATCATCACCTTCAATGTCACCTTTATTGATTTGTTGGTCAATGAATAGAACAGAAGATGGGTCAACATCAACTACTGGAGATACTGTATCATCGGTACTTCTTAATTCGTACCTTAGATAGAATGTACCTGCTTCTGGTCCGACAATATTTTCAGTTTTCGTATATACTGTCTCACCTGGTTCAAAAGGAATGTATGTCGTACTTAGTGCATTATCTGCATCATCATCAAGTTCAGCGGCTGCCGCTGTTGTTGGGAGATATGATGCACTAATTGATACTGCATCGATATCATCAATTGTATTGATTTGCGGCAAGAATGCTTGATAAGGTTCTTGCTCATCTAGTTCATATTGACCTAGAACTGCTTCACCAACTTGTGAAATATCAAACTTAGCACGATACAATTTAAACATCAAGTCTTCTAATTGCTCGGCAGTCCATGTAGAAGCGTTTTGTGATTTGAACAATGAACCTGCATAAGGCTGTTCAGAAATACGCTTAGATGAACCTAGAATTTGCTCACCCATCTCAGAAACATAAACTTCGTAGTTTGCTGAGTTTGTCAATACAACAAGAGCATATTCGCCAGGTACAAGATATACTGGACTTTCAAAAGTCACTCTTGTAGGCGTAGCAAGAACAGTTTCGTTATCGAATTTGTTGCTTGGAATATTAACTTCACTTGGTTGTATTAAAACATCTGCGAATGGTATAATTGCAGAACTGTCTGGGTAACCATTCTGTGTAGGTCTAATCTGTACTTGAACAGGTAGAGAAACATCTTTGTTTCTAAAGAATAAGTCAAGTGAAGTAATGAACATACCATTAGGGTGTACGGTACCATCAATCAAGAATGATTGTGCTACTGGGTCAACCCAACGTCTTACATTCCTACCCACAACATTTCTGCTTGTGCTTCTATTGACAACATTACGAACTGTTCTTCTCTGAGTTACAGTTTCACGGATAAGACCAATTGCTCTTGTAGAGACTGTAGTATTCTGCATTACTTTCTTCTGACCAGAAGCAAAATAACTTGCATCGGCTGAAGTTGTAGAGTTATCTAAGTCTGAAGTGCTTGGATTATCATGCAACAAGAACTTACGTTCACCTGTTCTGAAACGTAGACCGTTTTCGCCTTCGTTTGGAATTCTGAATACACCAGTACATACACCAGCGGCGTTTGCTTTCAACTGGTCACCAAAACTTGCTTCCGACTGCCCGACAATACGAGCGGTTGGTGGAACACGAGTTAGTTTGTTACCAGTTTCTGGGTCTACAAATGTAGTTTCTGTACCAGCAATCTCAAGTGAACGACTATTATCATTAATAATCTGGTCGATTTCCTGTTGTGTACCTGGGTTTGTTTCAGTAATGATATCGTCAACTGTTCTTGTGACTTCATAAGTCGCTTCAAACTCAAGTTGTGCTTGCCACCAATTACGATTGCCATTACGGCGCATTGTACCTGGTGAGTAATTTACTGAACGAGTTGGGTTGAACCAAATATTAACAAATTGGTTTCCTCCACGTTCATATACACCTGTTGTTACGTTACGTTCTGTGAAGTTTGTATCATCACGCAATGTACCGTCTGCACGAACACCACTAAAGCGACCTGCTAAGAAACGAGTTGTAGACCATCTCCACCAGCGTCTCCATCTCCATAGACGACCACGCCAAACTCTTGGGTTTGTTGGGAAACGAATTACAATGTATTCTGAAGATGCATTTAAGTCACCACGAACACGAACACCTGTAACTTTTAATGTTTTTACTTTAATGTCACGCCCATTTACGTCAACACCAAGAATGTTATTAAGATTAAATCTATGAACAATTCTGTTGTTATGTCTACGACCAACAAGTTCTGACCATTTACCAGAAACAGTTTGAGTTGTTCTGAGGGTCTTTTTAACAATACGAGTATTGAAGGATGTTTCACTTGTCAAGTCTGCAAGGAGAATTTGACCGCTTGTACCGTCATTACCAGATACTACGAAACCATGACCGAGAATGTCGGCTGGATTAGAAGCATCATAAACGTTTACACGTTCTTTCTGTAAGAACACTTGCTCATCCGCTCTTGCACCAGCACTAAAGTTCAATCCACCACCAACAAGTTGAATGCCATTTGCAGGGCGTACATGTGCATCTACATTTACATCATCGAAGAATGAGAACAATTCGGTATTGGGTCTCATACCTTTTGCAACGAATAGTACATCTTTTGTACGCATCCATGGCACAATAGATAGATTTACAACCTTATTACCCAATGAACGTTGAACAGTAGTCAAACCTACTCTTGTACGAACACCTGTTCTCACTTGACGGCGAGATAGTGTTGTTGTACTACGTCTTACTCTTGTTCTTGTTGTTGTCTGTGTGATAATACGACCAGAACGACTTGTGTTTGTTCTACTTTCAATTCTGTCAGAAGTTCTTGTGCTTCTACCAGACCAAGTAGTTTCCCATGAGTTCCACTGCGTACCTACACCAATAAGTCTACGACTGTTTCTGTTTCTCCAACGGCGAATTGCAGAATTAGATAGAATTCTATCTGCACGCCAGTTATCAAACTCACCTGCTAGGTTAACTTTTAGAGTTGGTCTTTGTTCAATCTCAACCCAGTCATCTCTTTGTGGTGACAATTCAATTGTACCCAAGAAGTTAGTAACGTTATATGGGTTGACGTTGATTGCTTTAGACGTTAGTGGTTGAGAAACAAGAATTTCGTTTGTGTATGGAAGTGTGATAAGTTCGCCAGTACGTCTAACGTTATTAGAGGACTCTTCATCAAGTTCCATTTCTGCTTGAATTTCTACAAACGGCGGACGCATTGAACCCGCTTCTGGGTCAATAGAAATGTCATAGTCTGCGTTTGATACATCACCAACTTGGTGACCTGTAAATCCATCTACAAGAATACCAGTCTTTAGTGATAGAGAACCGTCAGGTCCTTGAAGCACTAAGTCTTCTGCTTCTTTCTCAAGTGCATTGATATTTGTGATATATTCAAGGTCTGAAATGCGTTGTTCAATACCTGAGATATCTTCCATCGTGTAGTTTGAAACTGGGCGATATAAGAAAGATACATCTTCTGGATTGAATGTATAAGCAGGTACCTGAATATCGTAAAGTAGAAGTGCATCATCTGGCATCTTCGGTTCTACTGGGTCTAAGTCAGAAACACCTTGAACCAATTCAAGTTTAAGTGCGCTTGTAATTACAAGTCTGTCTTTTCTGCTTAGATAAAATGAGAAGTCTACATCAACAGTAGATGTTGGTAGAGGTAAAACAGCACCTTCAAGTTCATCAAACGTAGTTACAGAAGCGGCATTTGCAGTGACTATATCACTAGTAATACTTGCATCTCTTCTACGAGGACGGAAGTCAAGCACATCTCTCAATTCATAAATTTCACCAGAAATTGGGGAAGTGAATTGTGGGATATCTGCATAACTTACATCATTATATGAGTTTACTGTAAATACACCAGTATTACCTACAGATAGATGTTGGAAGTATCTGAACTGAACGGATAGTTGTCCTGTTGGAGAAGCCTCACCAATATCAAGCGCAATACTACCATAATCATAATAGTTATCTTTTTGACCGTTAGATAGCGCATATTTTTCTGCTTGATTGAAATACGCAATTTCGCCGTCACCGTCAAGCAAGTTACCATTTGCATCAACTGTAAAGTCTGTTACAACAATTGCTTCTTCTATGTCGCCAGAATCCCAGATACCTATAATGTCATAAACATCTGAAGTATAGAGACTGTCTGCGCCACCGCCAATTGCGTTAGGTGCTTCGTAAGTTAGTGTTTTTGTTGTGAGTGATTTTGATTTCTCAGAACCATTATTCACATTCAAAGTTGCAAGTAAATCAAAAGTAGTGCCTGCACTTGGTGCAACTGCATTGCCTGAGGTACCTGGAAATTGAATTCTTAATGTATCTGTAGCATCATCTGGTCTACCCAAATCGATAGAAAGAGTGACACCTGAAGTTGAACCCAAATCAACATAATCGCCTGTACTATATTGATTACCATTCGCATCAGTGAAGCCACCTGAACGAATAATCATGCTGTAGAACAATGCCGCAGTCGAACCTGGAATTGTACCAGCACTTGGGTAAAATAAGTTAATACTGTCTGGTGAAACGATAGGTGCAGATTCCACACCACCTGAACCAGCATTTGGAATAGTTATATTCTGATAAAACTTCTGGTATGAATAGTCAATATCATTAATACCACCTTCTGAAGGTAGCAAACCGCCAGTCTTAATTGAGCGAATATTTTCATATGGAAGGTCAAACAAAAGTTTGTTGAAAGCGGCATCGAATAGAATAGTCGTACCATCGTCTTCAGCACCAGTCTTACCATCATCTGCAACATCTGCTTTGATAGTATATTCGTAATTACCACCACCATTTGTACCAGCAATACCAATAGTTTCTAAATTTTGAAAACTATTTCGTTCTACTTTTACATCAAATAAGTATGTTCTGTTTTTAATGTCAAGTTCAGTTCCTGTGCCAAAACCAAAATCTGTTTGGTCTTCTTCAGAGAAACGAATTTGACGTACACGGGCAGTACCGATTTTAAAATCGTTCTCATACGCCCATGAAGGAATTTCATTTACTTGTACGCTATTAGTTGTACCGCTGTATGTGAACAATAAGTCACTTCCAGTAGTATCATAAATCTCAACAGTATTATTTGTGTCACCAGTTTCACCAGCACCCCATTGTTGGTTGAGGGTAGCGTTATATGAACCACTGCCACCTGTTGTGTTGCGTAGATAGTAGTATCTTGTGTCTGTATCTGCGTCTGTCGCCCAGGCTTGAATTGTCGCCCATTTAGTAGCGCCATTGAAAGTTATTTTAACTTTCATATCTTTAGCGACCTCAGTAATTTCTGGGTTGGTTACAGTCCAAGGATTGCCTGCTACATGTTCTTGTGTAAGAAATGCAGATTGTGGTTCTAGTCTAATGCGAACTAAATCAACAGTAGGCTGATTTTCAATATTGAATACACCATCGTGTCTGTTTGTTACGATATAGTTACCATAACCGACACCGATATTTTGGGATTCTGCAACGTCAAACGACCTTGCTTTAGGTAAATCTTTTTTGAATGTTCCTGAGGTATCAAACTGATAACCTTGAACAAAAGCACGACCTTCTTCAATAGACATTGTTAGTTTGTCTTCTTCACCACCTACATGCTCATCTGCTTGAACCATGAAGTCATCAGTGACAAAGTTTCCATTGATATCGAAAGTACGTCTTGCCATCTCATCGCCAATGGCTGAGTATAGCGGATATTTTACTGCCTTAGAAAGTTCACCACCAATAAATCTGAACAATTCGATGTAATCAATATCGGCAGAACCGTCAATGATTGCTGTATCGTCTGTCTCAGTTAGGTTGAAAGTTTCTTTTCTTTCTAAGTTAAGTTGAATTGTATATCTGTGTCCACCCGGAGCAGTATAGTTATATGAACCTTCCGCTGGGTCAAGCAAAGTAACATCATCATCTTCATCGACAATAACGTTAGCAATTTGTAGACCAACCCTACAATTAGCAGGATAAGTTCCGTTGTATTCATCAGCAACAGCGATTGTCTGTGATGGTGAGTGTACAAAGAAATTGTTTACATAGAAAACACCTTCATCAAGTGAGATAAAAGTCGCTCTACCTTGTAAGTCTGTTCCAGTCGCATCTACTGCTCTTAATACTCTGGTCTGGGTGTCATCAGCATCATCGAAAAAATCTTCTGTTGCTGTGACACCCTCGCCTGAGATTAAATTAACATAAATGAGAGGAGGAGTAGTGTCAGTCGCCGCTTGGTAACCAAGAACGAAATATCTACTTTCTTGGAAGCCAGTAATCGGGACAACTGGGTTGTTTGCAGTGGTGATAGTTTTGCCCACTAAATTTTTCAAAGTGTCAGTTACATCAGCATTATCATACTGACTTTCCAACACAATGTACTGGGAGTTTTCATCTACGGTGCTGTTCGAACCATAGACGATACTACCATTTTTATAAACACCCGCACCAAACTGTCCCATTTGCTGTTGCAAAATAGATTGTAGTTGGGTCAATTCACGGGCTTGAACAGCATAACCTGGGCGGAAAAGGATTCTTAGGAATCCTTTGTCCGCATCAAAGTCATCATAATACGGGTTAATATTAAAATTAATGGGCATACTTTTCTCTCGCTACAAGGTTCGTTAAAAAATTCTAAAGTCTAATACTATAAAAGTATTTATAACTTAGAATTCAACGATAAGTTTAATATCTTCAATCTGGTCAGCCGCACGAGTAATCGGACGTCTGTTCTCAACATAAAGAATATCACCTGAATAGCGATTTAGGTCACCACCATCAATACCACCAACATCGATAGAAGCAGAAGCAGAAGCGTCACCATTTTCAATGGTTTCACCTTCACCGAAAGTTCCTACAACGTTAATTAGTGATAGAATGCTATCTGTAGAGTTCCAAGAAAGAACTTTACCTGTTGCACCTGATGTTTGACCAGTGATGATTTCGTCTTCATCAAAAGTACCAGTAACACCAGCGATAGTTAGGTTCCAGTCTTGTGCGTATGTGCTGTCACCAGCAACTGCGTCATCTGAAGCCTGAGTTGGGTCACGCATGATACCAATCTTACGATAGTCGTTGTTTGTTGGGAAGTTACCACCTTCACCATATTCAAGGCGAGAGTTCATCATTACATAGAAACCACCGAGTTCATGGATTGGGTCGAAAGCATGTCCGCCCTTTGGACCGATAATAATTCTTGCTGTACCACCAGAACCTGTACCATCAGTGATAACTGCGTTAGCGTATGTATAACCAGAACCACGAGTTTGAATTGTGATTGCAGTAATAATACCAGCAGTTACAGTAGCAGTCGCAGTAGCGCCTACACCATCACCTTCGATAGTTACAGTAGGTGTTGCAGAGTAGTTAGTACCACCAGCAGTTACTAGAACAACGTCTAGCGCACCGTCTGTCGCTGAAGCGGCAGTAGTTGCGTCTGCACGAACAGGTACCCACTCTGGAGTAACGAATTTTAGTGTTTCAGCGGCGGTAATAGTGAACATATACTGCCACTTATATCCGTCACCTGTTGAGAATGGTTCAGCCGCTGTACCAGTAGGTTCTACTGTTGAGGCGGAATCACCATTATTGAACAAACACTTATATACGTCAAACGCTGAGTTTAGAACGTAGAATTGTGAATTGAACAATGCGGCATCTTCATGGTCATACTGTGCGTATGTTGTACCTGAAGTCCAGTCATAACGTGGCATCACGTTAGATACTTCACCTGACTGAACACGCTTGGCAGAAATCATATCTCTCCAATGGTCATATTCTGTTTGGTCAAATGAATCCACAGGTGCTGGTGGGGTCACATCGTCACCC